CACAGACAGCAAGCCCTTTCGGCAGCTTAAACAATTTGAGTTAGAAATATTTGTCTAACTTTTTGGGGTCACTTCAAGAACGGTTGGTGGTCTTTAATACCACATAACGATACACTCATTTCTGTGGTCTTTTTCTTTTGCCATTCGCACAAGTCTCTGCCGTGCATGTCCCACATAGGACGGACCAAACCCGGGAACATTGTCGCAAGAAGAAATTTCTTCTGTGGATAGATCGACAACTACATGCCCAAATTTCTCACCATCTTCTGGGAAAAAGTCCGCTTCCGCATATTCACTTGCGATTTTTACGTTCTTTAAGCGCAGCATAGTAGTCATCACTCTCCTTTGCATAATTGTATTTCTTGCTTGCTTCAATATGTGCCGCGTATTGTGTCATGCCGCTGTCCATAAGTTCCTTTTCAAAGATTTCATGTTGCAACATAACGAGGTCATGTGGTTCCGGAGTGCCGTTAATCAGTCTTTGCCAGGATTGTGCCATGGCAAAGCTAGGATCAAAACGACGTGGCTCAGGGTCCCCCAAATCATGCTCATCTAAGAAAATAAAGTTCTTTATTCTCTGTATCACATCTTCCGAATAACCGGTATTTTGGGCAATCCTTGCGACATCATTTGTCATTGAACGCACTAAGCCGTAATAACGCTCGGCATGCTTTTCTGCGGCTGATCCATTGACATTTGTTATTCTCGCACCACTTATCGCTTTCATTGTACCACTGTTAGCACGCAATGTAAAGTCGTTTTCGTATTGAGTTGACGTTTTCTCTGCCGCCTTGCCATGCTTCCATGTAAAGCCGGCGGTATTCATCCGCTCATGCTGCATTCGCAGGCCGGCGGCATCAGAAAACCGCTTATACTCCTGCCGGATGCGAACCAGCTTAATCTGATCTTGCTGAAGCTTCTCGGTGTCTCCGGCCGCTTCGTCAATGAGGATCCTGCGCTTCTGCTTCCGGGCAGCTCGTTCTAAACCTCTCTGCCGTTGAGTGGCTTCATACTTGGTGTAGTGCTTTCCGTCAACGGTAACGCCTTCCTCATTCTCCTGCCGGAAGCGCTCCAGCTCTTCCGGGGTATACTGAGGTTCATTAACACCCATGATAATTGGGGAAGCAGCATGTCCACAGTTCAATGTACCGATGCGGCGCTTCAAACTGTCGTTGAGCCGCTTATATACCTTGTCCGGGTACTGCTTGCCTTGTATCGGCTCATGGTCGGGGGCGCTGCCGCTGTGGGCAGATATTTCCCAACCGTCACAACCAAGATCATCGTGGTTCTGTTGGCTGATGCGCTCTTGCATAAGGCCCAGACCGCCCATGATGTTACGCCGTACAGCTGCTTCCAGTGAGGTATGTACACCGGATTCATAGTCTATGCTCAAGATACCTTTCTCTGCAAGACCTCTGGTTGCGTCACGCAAGGCAGAATGGAAATCCTGCGCACCGGTTGCCACCTTCGTAAAAGCGAAGTCACAAGCGCTTTGGTAAGCCTTAGTGAGTGGTTTTGCTTTTCCGTCCGGGCAGATAAAGCCAATGGTTTGGGTGATATTCAGCAGATCTTCCTGCGCCATCTTCACGGCTGTGTCCAGGATCTGCTGAATACTGGTGTTGGCAACGAAGGGTGTTGCCCTCTTATTGGGAAAGCGGGAAAGGTCGAAGTTATAGCCGGTTTCCGCTGCCTGTGTAAGCAGCTGCTCCACTTCTCGCTGTGACACCTTCAGCCGCTTCTGGATCTCTTTCTTGATTTCTCTTTGAGATACGCCAAGCTTTTGTAGCCGCCATACCTGGTAAGAGGCGGTACCGGTGAGCTGTCCGGCTTCCGATATTCTCTTGGCTATGTCCTCAATCAGAAATTCGATAATAGGATCCAGAAGTTGTATGGATTTATCCCGCAGCGCATCGATCTGATAGGCTGTCAGCATGATTATTCATCCTCTTCGGGAGTAACCTCCGGCATGTAGTCCTTACGGATCTTTTCCCGCTGCGCAGGTGTATCGGCCGGCATATCATAATACCAGCCAACGAGGCGCTCAGGCTGCAAGAGGTTCATAGAAACCTGCTCTTTCATTTCCTGGTATGTCTTCTCTTCATCATACAGAACACCATTGCCCCAGGAGATAGCCACAGCCTCCATGGAAACATCATGTGCGTTGGGTACCTTGTATAGCTTTCCGAGGATTCCACATAGCCGTAGCGCTTCCGCAATGACCTTTTCCCACATCTTCTGGAAATCGATTACCGTCAGGTTATATTCGCCTTCGGAGCTGGTGATCTCCTTTGCGGTGCGCTCCACGGCTTCCACTTCGCTCAGCAGGCCACGCTTCAAACCAATGACATTTTCCACATTTCGCAAATACTCCTGCTTGCGAGCAAGGAAAGACGCCTCACGCAGTTCCGGAGAGAAGATGGTAATTCCAACGGATTCTGGATCCTCATCCAGACCAACAAATATATTGTCTTGGAATACCCGCTTCCCGTTTTCGTCCCGCTTCAAAAGGTCGGAACTGGTAATGATCCGACTTTCACCCCGTTCAAATTCACCATTGATCTGTGCTTCGTTGGTGTTGATATTGCGGATCAACTCAACAGCAGCTGCGTACACAGACACACCATCAGCACTGCCGTCCACACAGTTCAGTATCGGGGTTTTTGCCTGCACCAAGCCGATAGACCATATCGGCGTAGAGAATGTGTATTCTTCGGGCAGGTCAGCATATTTCGGCAGGGTTGCCAGAGGCACACGCTGTCCCAGAGTGTTTCGTTCCGTAGACTGGTACAGTTTGTTCCGAATGGTGAGATGCCCGCTGTCGTCCACGGTGCGGCGCTCCAGTAGGGTGTAGTAATACTTATCTCTGGGGGTTGTTTCAGCGGTGCCGATGTCTGTCATAAAACCATCAGCATTTCTGGCAAATACCATCATGTTCGCCCTGTTGATAACTGTCCAATGCCATCCGTTTGCAGTAGGGACAGGCTTCAGCAGACATTCGCCACCAATCAGCGCCATCTGCATAGCGTCAAGCACCTTATGGTTCAGCGCGTCAAGAACAAGCTGTGCATAGGTGTCTTTGGTTGCGGTCTGGTACTCCGAAAAGACCGCCTTGGTAAGCTTCCGCACGATGGTGTAGGGGATCTGCTGACAGGGATCAGAGGTTTTGGTCTTGCCTTGGGCGAAATATAGGTCGAACCATGTGCCGATTGCCTGCTTCATCCAGACAGATGTGAGATCAGCAGACTGGAATGCTTCGGTATAGCTGCTGACATCTTTGTTGAAAAGTGCATTGATGATACTCACTGTCTAACCTCCCCGGCGTGAATGATGATTCTGCGCTGGGCTTTGATTCCGGTTTCAAGACCATCGATGTAGGCGACCAGCGAGGCTTTCTCTTGCTTTAGCTTCTCCACCTGCTCACGGAGATGGGTATTCTCCGAAAGCAAAGTCTCTTTTGCCCAGTTCGGCAAAAAATGTTTGATAAGCCAATTTCTAAATCTTCTCATTGGCCCCTCCTCTTCCAAATGCGGTTTGTACCATACCGAACGGCATCGATATGGTGGTTGTTCAAATCGGGATATCCCGGCAGGATCTCGCCTGTCTTGGTATCCCGCTCGTATTCGTATTCTAAAAATTCCTTTGCGGTATCCGGACAACGGTCCGGGTCAATCACAATAGCACGTAGCGACTGTAACCACTTTGTTGAGTAGTTGACGCTGCCGGGACCTTTCTCAGCTCCACGGCAGAACACACCCAAAGCCTTATAGTCGCTTACACTCTTCTCTTCCGAGCTGTCAGCAATCACAAGTTCGTCCGGCTCGATTCTGTCCAAAATCAGTGCGGCTGTATCCTTGTTACTGGTTCTGTGCTTGGTCAGCTCATCAAACAGGTAGAGTGTTTTCCGCGCGGAATCATAGTGCATCCGGTTAAATGCCCATGGATCCGGCCACCATCCCCAGTCGACACCGGATGTGATGCGGTCAAACTGCTTGAGTTCTTTATCCGTGATTGTCCGGATATCCAGATTCTCGAATACAGCTGTTCCGGATCCAACTACTTCGCCCAGATATTCATGGCGGTATGCGGTTTCGTTCGTCAGGCGCAAATACTCTGCATCCGACAGGAAACGGGGACCCAGCCAATCTGCGGGGGTAGTGAGGTAGTTGCTGTGATGAACCATGCGGCCGGGTTTGCTGCCCAACACATAGCGGTTTGCCCAATTCCGTGCCATTGCCGGCGGGTTAAAGGACTTGAAGCAGAAAGAAAAAGAGCCGCCGCGGAATAGCGACTGCTCTACATTACGCACCTGCTCCGGACCTTCGAATTGGTCCAGCTCTTCAAACCAACCAATACCGATATAGCCGAAAGGCACTTTTATGGACTTCAGTTTTCCGGGATCATCCATGCCGAAAAACAGGATCCTCTGCCCGGTGGGAGTATATATGCACTCCATGGGAGAAACGGTACACCGGAAGCGGCTGGATAGGCCAAGGGCATCGATTGCCCAAAGCATCTGTGCATATACCGATGATCTCAGTGTATTAGCCACCTTACGCATGACAACAGCATGGCAGCTTGGATGCTGTAACAGCAGCAGAAGGATCTCGATAGACACAAAGGATGACTTTGCACTACCACGGCCGCCTTTCTCCACAAGCTCATTGATATCGCCTGCTTTGATTGCTCTGTGGGATTCTTTGAAAGCAGGGGAGATGAGATCAGATAATCTACATGTCGTCAATGATCTGTACCCCCTCCAACGTTTCCTTTGCATCCTCGCCCAGCATATCGATAAGCACTTTAGCCGCCCTGGCATCACCTAAAGCGGCCTGTGCATGCAACCCGCAGATCATAGCCATCTGATTATCGATATCCTCAGGCTCTACGCCTTTTCTGGCAAGCTTATTAAAGGCGCGGCTATCTGTTACCGGCAGAGATAGAAAGTAATCCGCAGCCTCTTTCAGCGCCTTCTTACGGCGGCGAGAAGCGACCTGTGCCGCTTGTCCTTTCTGCCGAATTCTCTTTGCGTCTTCTTTGCCACGCTCTGTGAGCGGAATAAGATTTTTTTCATTGGCCACTCGTCACCACCTCTCTTTTTGACTCCCCGATCCCACCCTCCAGCTTCTTCTATACCGGAGACCGTAAAAAGAGGCCTGGGATTGCTCCCAAGCCTCTTGCGCTTATTTCAATTTCTACAAGTATAGCATATATAATGCAAAAAATCTTCCCGTTTTTTTCCCACTTTTATGTTTCAATGCAGCCATATAAAGCAAGTGTAAAACGATGAAGTGCCTTATCTCGTCTGCGGTATACGCTAGACTGTTCGATGCAAAGTTCCTCACAAAGCCGTTCCACATTCCCCTTTGCAGGAGCAATATAGAACCTGTCCAAGATAAGTTTCTCTTCCGCATCAAGAATCGCCAGGCCCTTGTTTACCCGATCAACCCACTCGTTTGCTGCTTTATAGGCGACCTTTAACTCTTCGCGTTTTACAATATTGTTCAACAGCATGTCCTCTCGTCCAGATCCACCTCCTCTTACAGGCGTACCGTCTGTTACTGCACTCCGAATCCTCTTTACAGAAGATTCTAACTGCGCAATATCCCCAGGGATGTCCATCAACGCAGTTCTTTTTGCCTCATACTGTCGAAGCTTATCAATAGCTTCTCTTTTCCAATCCATTTGACAATCCTCCTTACAGGCGTTATAATAATCTCAATGTCTCACCTGTGACACAGGCTGATGCGTAGCCTGTGGAGGATCACCGCCCCAGTTTAGGGGCGGTTTTCTTTTTCGTTGCCTTTCCTTTCTCCGTAGGAACAGAAATCCCAAGGCTTCACAATCCCCATATATCCTCGCTTGCACTCGCCATAACAGCCAGTTATTTCAAGGCATCGGCAATCCTTACACCGCACCACTTCCACGGCATCCACGGTGGGGGCTTCGGCAATGGTGTCTAAAGCAATTTGACATTCCTCACTGTCAACACCTTCATACACGCATTGTTCAAAATTCGCCGCCATCTGTTCTGTCAACACATTGGCATCAATCAGCCGCTTTTCATTTACCACCTTCTACCACCTCCAGTCCAGTTTCCTTGGCAACATATTTCTTGCAGGCCCTAAGGGTTCTTTGCTTATATTGAGAGATCGGTCTATTGTAATACCTCCGTTTATGCTCCGGGTGGGTACAGCGTATGTAACACTGCGAACTACCAAACACACCGGGAGCATGCTCTGCAAATTTGCAACTACCGCATTTCTCTGAAAGGTCCGTCTGTGTCTTTTTCATGGTTACGCCATTGGCAATCAAATAATCCGCAAGGTGCTCTGTAAGAGATCCAGATTCGGGATCTTCTCGTTTCGCTTCAATTATTAAATCAATTATTTTTTGCCGAATATCACTCATTGCGATTGTCCCTCCCCGCGACCCAAGCGAGCAGCAGTCCCAACCCGGTACCCACCAACAGAACAAACACGCCGGTGAGGATAAATATCTCCTCCGCGCTCAGCGAGTAGTACCAGTAGATCAGTGCTTTCATTGCTGCACTTCCTTCCACTTCCTCGGCAGCACCGGTGTTCCGTCATCTTCGATGAAGGCCTGTACATTATTTCCCTCGACCTTAAAACCGATCTCAGCCATTGCCTCCAGCAGGAAGCCTTCACCCTCTTTTGCATACCGGGCGGTCAGCTCCTTCACATCCTCACGCAGCCGCTCCTGCCGCATCTGTGCAAAGCCGAACACATCGTGCATAGCAACGGCAGCGCAATACTGAGCCGCCTGAACGGCCTGCAGGGCATGATCGTGGATCTGCTGTTCCTTTGCTGTGGCACCGGGCAGCTTCACGGAGAAAAAATCCCCGGTCACTTCGATACCGATCTGGGACAACCTCCGCTTCGCATGGGCCATACCCACCGATATATCAGCGTAGAATTCCTTGATCAGCTCCATAAAGTACATTGAGAACGGTACCAGTCGCTTATAGCCAACGCCCTCCCGGGCGTGAATAGCCACACACAGGCAGTACATATAGATCTTGGCTGCCTGCTCCCGGTTTCCGATGATATCCGATTGGTGCCGCATCTTCAGCCGCTGGGCGTAGGGGATATCAGACCTCCCCATCATCGCCCCGCTGCGCTTTTTGACTTTCTTTTTGCTCATGGTTGTGACTCCTCCGCTGGCTTGTTGAGCCATTCCTTGGTACACTCAATGCAGTTATGTTCTGTTCCGTCACAGTATGGACTGTCGTAAGGACACATAATCCAGTAGGCTAAATCATCATCACTCATAGCCCGGATGCGGTCTGCATTGGTAAAATGATATTCTTCCTCAACAATATGTGCTTTTGGGTCATGGCGTTGTGATATTTTCAAAAGTTCTGTAGCTTCACGATATGATTCGTAATTAACTCCGTAATATCCCTTACCGTCACCGGCGGCAACATGATACTTTTTCATGATCATTCCCCCTTTGGCGGTTCATCGTCTTTCTCTGGAACAGTTCTATTCGGGCAATTATGGGCAGTGCAAGATTTGATCTCACCCTGTAATTCTTCCAGCATCTCCTTCAGTGGACACTTTTCGCCTGTGCATCTCATGCTCATTTCGCTGCCTCCTTCGGCGGTTCTGGAAGTGGCATCCAGTGGGTGATGGTATTATCGTCAATCATCATGTGTGTCCATGATTCACGCCACTTGCCATGACTCCCAAGAGATACAGCAACTACACAAAATCCACATTTAGACCACACAAGGACATCCGTCCATTCATCCGGCAACCGCTCCGTCACTGGGATCCACTTCTGTGCCACTACCTGCTCCGGTGTAAGGCCGGTATCCTCATAGGCACCCAGCCGGTCAATGATTTTATCCAGATATGGGCAGCCACCGCACATCTCATCATCATTGGCACAGTCTTCAGAACACTTCATGAAATATCCATCTGTGCCGTAGTGTTTCTCTGTCAGTCGTTCCATAGTTCCTCCTAAACGGCCACAGTCTTGTGGAACTGGGCCAGATTCTTTTTTCGTTTATACCTGTGGAATAAGCACCTTTGTTCCGCAATGCTCGTTCATGTACTCAATGGCTTCTTTGTATCCGGCTCCGCCCTCTGCTTTTGGCTTAAACGCAAATCGGACTTTTGCAGGTTCAGTCTCTTGCAGACGCACAAAGCGATCCGTGTCATACTGACAGCCAAAACCGCATAGGGCGCAGCCGGTGCGTTGTGCCTTGGTGCATCGGTAGTGTCCGTCTGCATCCCGCACGATGCTTCCGTAGTCACTGCATATAGGTGTTCCTCGATAATCAAGCGCAAATAAAATACCATCTTTTGTCATTGCTCCGAGGGGCTTGGACACATAGCCGCCATCGGCCATCCGTGTATTGCAGCCGGTTTTAAGATAAATAGCTTCTCTCGTTTTGCTTTCTGCTGCTTGTTCTCCTGTCATTCTGTTGCCGTCATTTACAGAACTGAGTGCTGCTTCTTTGATCTTTACGCAGCATAAATGTGTAAGATCAACTTCGCAACATACCATTGGCAGCCACTTTTTAGCGATAATAAAATGTTTGCCAAATTGTTGCCGATTCGACACCCAGCCTGTCAGCGCCAATACGCCTGTTTTAGAAAAGCCAATATCGAACAGCTCTTTTACTGCATTTTCGTCTTGCTGTGCCAATCGTTTTACGGTTTCAAAATCGCACCCTGTTTTCTGCATATCCAGCTTCACAGTCCTAATGACCTTGCTTTGTGCCTTGCTGATAAGGGGTATTCCGTTCTCTTTTACGAACCCCGCCCAGGTCAATCCATTAGGTGGCTTAGCTGTTCCAAAATCAATCTGCACTCCGTACTTGTTTTCGATATGCGGTATAAAATCATTGATGAACCTCCGCATAGCACAGGTTTCGTTGGTAGTATCTGCAAAAACAACTTTTACTGGCTTATCCGCCCACTGGGATCTGCTGATTATTTCACAATACATATCAAGCAACAGGGCGCTATCTTTGCCGCCCGAAAAACAGATGGTAATGTCGCCCTCCGTATCTCGGATCGCCTCCAGCATTTTGGATATTGCTATGTTGTACTGCCGATCTACTGGGCGTTTCCACATTTCGACAAGTTGAGCCTTTGTAAACGCATCTTTCACATTACCGCCTCCTGTCATAATCAGCCCAGGAGCAGGACCGGAACAGCTGTTTGCAGTTCACCCACCGGGCAAAGTATTTCTGTTCTTCTGTCGGTTCGCCGCCGTCATAATCGCGGTAAGGTTGTGCAAAGGGAGTAATTCCACAATGATCCAATGTAAGGCATATCTTATGGGCCTGCTGTACATCTTGAACCAGCACATAGCACCAGAAGCGGCTTCGTGAGATCCCCGCATTTTCCATATTCTGTGCGGCATTGATCACCACCGGCAGCATAGCTTCCGTATCACAGGACATTCTCACAAAGCGAATCCAGTGAAGACTTGCAAGCAACTTAGCTACCTCCAGGGTGATCAACCGGGCATCTAATCCCTGATTGAAGTCTACCCATATTGGCTTACCGCCCATATCTTCGATCTGCCGCAAGCCATGATCACAGGCCAACACATTGTTGTCCAGGAACACGATCTCCCGACTGTCTGGCCGTTTGATTTCCTGCCATGTAGCAGCTGGGCGTATATGCCCCTCCTTCCGAGGAACAATGCACCATGGGCAGTTTCGAATGCATCCTCTGGTTAAAAAACCGATAGCCGCTTTATAGTTGGGATAGATGGAATAGTCTGGGTATGTAGCTTCAATCTCTGGAGGTAGGCTGTCATAATTCTTGTAGCCGGTACCGCCGCGGATGATCTCTTTGGAGCGGATTACCGTATCCATATCTGGCGAGAAGGTGAATACTTTGCTCATATATACCCGGTCATATTCTTCGAACCCGTTCCACCACTCCACAATATCTCCTTGAACTTTGTGGAAAGCAGACAGCCGCATGAGCGCTAGGTTTGGATGGCCATTATGGCCATCAACATCAATCAGGCCAATTTTCATATGCCCTCCTGCTCTATGAGGTCAAACAGGCTCGGTTGCTCCATCTCTGCTTCCTCAGCACGCAGGTACCCAACACCGTCAGCAAAGTAACCGGCATTCAACTCGCATCCGTAGCCATACCGGCCCATGCGGACAGCTATCGTAGGAACTGTGGCCAGACCGCCGAAGGGGTCAAATACCACATCATCTTCATTGGAGTACCGGAGGATAATCCGCTCCACGATATCAATCTGAAGGGGGCAAACATGCAGCTGCTTTCTGCGCTGGCTCTGTGCTGTGTTGAAGGTCTTCATGCGGGAGATATCATCCCACACATCCGGATGGATGGACGCGGGCGGTACCGTCATAAACTCCTTGGAAATTGCGTCCAGCTGCTCCATAGCATAGGACAGGGCCACATGCTGATCGTAGTCATAGACGTGGGCCTTGCTGAATTCCCGGAAGCGGCGCATCCGGTCAGACATCTTCAGCCGCGCCAGCTCTTCAGGATCCAGATTGCGGTTACCGGAAGAACGCCAGAAAGCGTGCGCATCCAACTGCCATTGGCTCAGCGGATATTCCTCTTTGGTTTTCTCCACCCGCTCATCGGCATAGGCATGAGATCGGTCTGTGGGCAATTTCCGGAACAGCAGCACATACTCCGGACAGCCTACGCCCATCTTGGTACCGTCCTTGCACTGTTCAGTCCATCCCAGGCGGTAGGTCTGATTGTTTTCCCGTACAACATCTGTGGTAACGGTGATCATGCCGAAGTAGATAAAGCCGTGCTTCATGTAGTGCTGAATGCACTGTGCGTGGAACGGCTCCATGGACGGCATACCGTAGCCGGTGACATTGCCGAACAACACACGGTCTTTTACATGGATTGCTGCCACCCTGCCAGGTTGTAGGATCCGCAAAAGCTCCGGTGTTAGGTAGTCCATCTGCTCGAAGAATCTTTCGGTATCCTCGTTATGACCGAAATCGTTATAGCTGGGGGTATATTCGTAATGGTTGGAAAACGGGATGGAGGTATGGATCAGACCGACGGAATTATCGGCCATCCTGCGGACCTCTTCCACGCAATCATTGTTGACATAGGTCCATTTTTGACCTTTCAGTTCCACTCTGCTCACTCCTATGCTTCTTGCCATCCGCTCCGCCTGGATCTGATCCAACAGGCCGTATTCCTTGACGATGCGGCGCATGTTCTCTTGGAGCTTGTTGTGGTTGTCCCACTTCTCCAGAAGGACACGCCAGATCTGTTCCTCTGCTTCTGTGAAGATCACATCGATAATGACCTTCTCCGTCTGCAGGAAGCGGTAAATACGGTGGATGGCCTGAATGAAATCATTGAATTCATAATCAATGCCAACGAAGATGGCCCTGTGGCAGTGCCGCTGGAAGTTACAGCCGGATCCCGACAGGCTTTTCTTTGTGGCAAACAAACGGGTACGGCCTTCTGCAAAATCGATAACCCGGCGCTCCCGTTCGTCATAGTCCATGCTGCCGTAGATATCTACGGTACCAGGAATCTCTTTGAGAATAGCTCTGCGTTCCTCTTCACGGTCATGCCACAGTAGGAAGTGGGCCTGCGGGTCACTGTCCACGATTTCTTTGGCCTTTGCTACACGGACATCGATGGATGTACTTTTCTCTTTGGAGGCTTCCGCAAGGCCAACAGCCACATCCCGCATCAGCTTGACCTGACCATCCGGGTCTACGGCATCGCCCAGATTGGTAGCGATCTTGTGGGTACGCACTTCCAACGGCGGCAGGTCATAGCCTGTGGCATCATAGCCTAAGTCCTCCGGACTGCTGAGAAACAGCGCCCAGGAACTGACCCACAGCCAGAATTCTTCCTCTTTGTGCGGGTACAGGGTGAGGTTATTCGCCTTGGTGCTGTCCCTCTGGAAAAAGCGGGTAAGGGCCTGCCCGGTGTCCATGACCTCCAGGTACCCGGCATAATGGATAAGCTCTTTGTACTTGTTGGGGGAAGGTGTCGCGGTACCGACCAGCTTATATTTCACGCCCTTGAAAAGATCCATGAAGGTCTGGAATGTCTTGGATCCGTAGGACCGCAGCACAGAAGCTTCATCCAGTGCGGCGCCGGCAAAGTAGTGGGGATCAATGTCACCGTCCCGGACTCGCTCATAGTTGGTCATGTAGATTTTTGCAGGTGTTGCCATGACCTCAGCCATGGTGCGTACATACAAAGGCTTTTCGATACCCAGCAGCTTCACGGCGTCATGGGTGAATTCCTGACGGACACCGAGGGGCAGCACGATGATCACCGGCCGCTGCTCATGCTCCTGCACAAGTCTGCACCACTCCAGCTCCTGAATTGTCTTGCCAAGGCCGAAGGATTCAAACAGCGCCCTGCGGCCACCCTTGACCGCCCACATAACAGCATCCCGCTGATGGGGTTTCAGGGCAGGGTTGATATCTTCCGGCCGTACCTCAAATCCGCTCACCGGCGCAACCTCAATTTTGGTATGTAAAAATTCGTTGTAAGTCATGCGCTGTCCTTCTTTCTACCAATCAGGATATACTCAATATCGGCTCCGGCCTTGAGCAGCCGCGCAAGGTATTTTGCTGAAGGGCAGCCGCCGCGCCCCCAGGCATATAGGTTTTCATGCCGGATCCCAAGTGCATTCAGCGCATCTGTCAACCGTGGGAAAAGACGAAGTACTTCAGAATACGCACGGTATCCAATTTCAACATCGCCCTTCCATTGGCGTTTTTTCATACCCAAACACCTTCTTTCCGTTCAAAAGCTTATCTAGCCTGTCTTGTGAAACTACAGGATTCCATCCGCAAATATCGCAATTTGGGATTGTGCAGTCCACTCCCTTGTTGTACTTGCAAGGGATACCGTTTGAGTGGCCGTTTGCTCTATTCCTACAGTTCATGCTGCAATATTTCTTAGAGCCGCCGGAATAATCGATTCCCTTTTTACCGCATACAATGCAGGTAAATTCCACTGTTTTATTCCTCTGCAAATATCTCACCTTCTCTTCTTTCTTCGTACTGCTGGTCTTCATCTGCTTCGTATTCCATAGACTCATCCGTGTAACCATATCGTTCCATCCGGGTTATAACCGGGTGCTCAATCACAGTTCTCATAGTTATCCTCCAGAACGCGTGCAGGTACAGGATCAAGCCTGCCGAATACTTGTCCCGCTATTTTTTTAGCCAATTCCTTGACCTCTCCAGGCAGCTTGTCGTATTCGGCATCAGCCTTTGCCCTTGCCCTGTAGGATCTTTGGAAATTGGAACCAACCACTGTCTGGAGCGATTCCGTATCCATCATCGCCCATTCCCGCAACTGGTTGTGGCTTCCTACAAGCCGCTGGATATTCTCCGGGAGTTTTGCATATTCCTCCGCGGAATTGTATGAGCTGTTTCTCAGTGCCTTCAGCACCAGAGACCAGGCTTCTCCTTCGGTCATCTGTGCAGGCTCTGTGATCAGCCGTATCCTGTCTTTTATCTGCCCGATAGCAGGCGGGAAACCCTTGCCATCCGTGGAGATAAAAGCCTTCACAGCTGCAGCAACCAGCTCATATGGCTCATCGAACATAGATTCCCACAGAGCAATTGTGGACTCCGCTTCCTGCTTCGTGATATCCCGATAGAAGGCAGGGTACGCACCACGCAGCACAGACAAGATCTTGATGGTATCTTCTCTCGTCATACGATTCCTTCTTCCTGTGCGATCTCCAGGAACACATTGCCGCCGTTTCTGCTCGGTGCATTAGTGGGCACATCTTTCCTAGCTCCGTCCTGTTCTCTCGAAAGCCAGGAATTCATAAACCGCCGAATCCCGGAGGAAGTTTTACGGTTCCTCGGATTACTCAGCAACCAACCGCGCATACTACGCAGTTCTTGGGCAACATCCACGGCAGGGTAAAGAGAAGAAAACTCAGAAGCCATACCCTCGGTTACAGGAAACTCCGTGCCATCATTCAACGGCAAGCAGACAACGGTCTGCGCCATATAACATTCGTTCTCTATCTCTTTCTCCCCCTCTTTCTCGTTCTCTTTCTCGCTTGCGTTTTGCTTGCCGTTTGCTTTCGGTTTGCTTCCGCCTTGCTTGCCGTTTGCTGCCTTTTTCCGAGAGGAATCCAACACCGGCTGCATGAGAGAGAAAAAGGCATTTTGTGATATCGTAAGTGCCTCTTGGTGTTCTCCGTAGAGTCCATAGGAGATTACCGCTCGAAGCACCGGAAGTTGGTCTTTTTTCTGAAGACTGTTTATTGCATCCCAAAACGAAACAAAGAACGTCATTTGATTCCGCTGCTCCACTCAATCACTTCCCTTCATCTCAATCACCAATTTGGGTGTCATGCTGTATACTTTCCTTGCAGATACAGCCACCACCCTAGAATCGTCTTTATAAGCTACACCGTTCAGTGCATCCAGAACCACCTTTAACACATTGTCTATGTCCGGCTTTCTGGAAGGGAATATTTTCCCCGCTTGCATCCCGGCCACCGCTGCCTTTGTAGCGCTCTTTGGTATCGGGTAATGCGCTGTTACCTCGACGGAAACAAAGGCATTGTCATGCCATCTGAAGCCCTGCAGTTGGTTCCTGTAATATGCAATGATCTTTTGCTCATAGGCCCTGGTCTCACTGTCCGTATGTACTGCTCCGGTAGTTCTGTTGAACCGGGGGCGGCCTTTACCCCTTGGCTCTCCGGGTACCTCAAATACAATCCCCATAATTAAAACGGTAGCCGAGGATCGTCGTCGTTCAGAGGCGCAAAGTCAGAAGCTGCCTGCATTTGCGCCATCTCAGCATCGTCAGCTCTTCTGCCGCCGCCTACATACGGTCTGTTTTCTTGAGGTTCATTCTTGGAATCTCCAAAATAAACATTGTCTGCTACAATTTCGGCTGAACGGCGCTTGTTGCCGTCCTTATCGGTCCAGCCGCGGATCTGCAGCCGGCCGGATACCACCGCCATACGGCCCTTGGTGAAGTACTTGGAAACGAATTCTCCAGTCTGACGCCAGGCGACACAGTCGATGAAATCGGTTTCCCGTTCACCATTCTGCTTGTCGGCAAAATCCCTCTCCACTGCGAGGGTGAAACTGGTAACTGCGATACCGCCACCGGTACGGCGCAGCTCGGGATCGCGTGTCAAGCGTCCCATGATAGTAATATGATTAAGCATTGCAGTTCCTCCTGTAATAAAGTGTTGATTCATCCCAGTTGGGATATTGTTTCTGTAGGTATTCCCGAAAGAAGTTCCTCAAGGATCCACGATTCGCTGTCTGGTCATATTCTCTGTGGCAGAGCAGACATAAGGTCAAACCGTTTTCTTCTATTCCAAGACCGCCTTGCGACCGTGGGATATAATGCGCATTGGAATATTCTGTTGGGTTCTCTGGAGGGGCAGGCCTGCCACATTTGACGCAGCAGGGCCATCCCTCTACGCTGTCCCGTTCAGCAATTTTTTCCTTGATTTTCTTTGGGAAGTCCTGCGCTTTCGTGTCTTTTCGCATTGTCCCATTCCTCCAGTAGCAGAGATTTCTCCCTCTCGCTCAAAGTCTCAATTCCAAGCTGCTTGCAGTCTTGTATGATCAGATCCAGAAGCCGAGACATTTGTGCGGTATCATAGTCACTGGAACCGTGATACATCTTCAGTGTGTGGTATCCTTCCAGATCTTTTAGCCTACACGGGCCAAGGTCTTCAACCATCCTTCCAATGTGACCTTTGCACCAGTCTCGTGTCCAAGCATCGACATCCTCGGGGCGTGATGGAAGAAACTTAAAGTTACCGCCTACATCCGGGATATATCCCTGGTATATCTCGTTCGGAGGTACCCGCAACAGCACCGCCATTTCATTGATCAGCGCCCATGCTTTGGCATTGGCATCTAAGCTCCGCTTTTTGCGGTGTTCCTTGATATCCATCTCATAGAGCTTGTCTTTCTTCTTGCGGAGAAAACTCATAACAGCACCACGCTGGTCATAGGGAATATCAATAATCAGTTGCCCCGTTTCCATTCTGGCATCGCGGAATGTGATTCCTGTCATGTCAAGCCACCGATGTGTAAGCCTTCAGCACCCGGTCATAAAACAAACCAAGTTCCTTCATTCTACGATTCCAAAGGATACCAGTGTCCCGCTCCGATGTTAGGATGTGCTGGAAAGACCTCAGGCACTTCGATGCTTCATTTGCCGATTCTGCGTCGGTAACGGCGGCTAGCATTGTCTTTACGGAAGAAATTACTTCTTCATACTGTGCCTGCTCCTCAGCCATTTTTTCTTCTTTCCTGGCGGTTTCCTCATCCTTCTGCACTTCCGGCAGATCCTCTCCTGCGTATATGTACAGGCCCAAACCGTGCCGTCCAATGGCTTTTGTCAGACTTCTCTGGATTGCTTTGTTGACATCAAAAGATGTAACCTTGTCCACCAAAATGGAATTGTTTCGGTTGTCCATAACCGGCAAGTATTCGATATGCTCGATGCCATTAACAGTCACGCCGGTCTTTACCCAGCAAGTTCTGCCGTCGGTATGGTAGTTCCATCCTTTCTCGTTTTCGTAAATTTTGTAAGTAGCGTCCGGGAAGAGTTTCTTAACCTCGCCCCAGGCCCACGCCCAAGACAGATAGGTTAATCCGCCTTTCTGTTCCGTCTTATTGTTTACATTGATTGCATTTAGCGCGCAAAAATAATTATCCATTCTCTTCTCCTTCAAATTTCAGCGGGCACTCATAACCAATAGTTACCCGCGTATCCAAAAGATACTCGCCTGTCCGTCGGCACTGCTTTCTTGCGTAAGTTTCCATCAGTGGACACAGGTCACAGCACACATGGTCTTCTGGAAAGTTTATATCTATTGTTGCCCGCGCGTACCAGCTCACGCCGTTCTTATCCGTCATTTGACATTTCTCACTTTCTGTGATACACTATCACTGTCATATTTGGCCTTGCTGCCTTTCCGGTCTTGTCCACCGGAGGGCAGCTTTTTTATTCGCACTCCACAAACTTCCCGTCCTTGACGGTATACCAGGTATCGGCTTTGATGTTCTCGCCGTCGACTACAGCCACGGCCCAGGTTTCAATGTCGTAGCTGTCTTCTTTTTCTACTGCACAGGTAAGGATTGCACCCATGCCGCCCTTGATCTTCACGCCATTGCCGCGAACAGTACCGACACCATTCTTACCAACAATGACAGATCCACGACTGGTAGCTGCGCCATAGTTGCCTGCGGTAGCTGCGCCAGAGTTGCCTGCGGTAGCTGCGCCAGAGTCGCCTGCGGTAGCTGCGCCATAGTTGCCTGCGGTAGCTGCGCCCTTGTAGCCTGCGGTAGCTGCGCCCTTGTAGCCTGCGGTAGCTGCGCCATAGTTGCCTGCGGTAGCTGCGCCAGAGTCGCCTGCGGTAGCTGCGCCAGAGTCGCCTG